CCAAGACTACTAAGAAGTTTTCCAAGCCTCTACCCTTCTATACAAAATACAGAACCTTCAAAGAGTTAAAATGAACATCAATCAATTCCTAGACGGCATCGCCGCAAATGCATCTCGTAACTTCAAACTCGAACAGTTGGAAGCCAACAAAGACAATGAACTCTTGCGTGAAGTTATTCGTCTAGCATTGTGTCCATTCACTCAGTTCTACATTCGTAAGATTCCTGCTTACACCCCTAACGCTACTAGCCATGCAGCATCGCTAGCATCAATTCTCCCAGCCCTATACGACCTAAAAGAACGAATCGTTACTGGTAATGCCGCCATTGATCACCTAAAGTCAATGCTGGAAGCTGTATCACCCGATGATGCTAAGGTTTTGGAGCGAATCATCCAGAAAGATCTACGTGCTGGTTTCTCAGCATCAACCTCCAACAAAGTTTGGATGGGCTTGGTGCACGAGTATCCTGTTATGCTCTGCTCACCGTTCGAGCAAAAGTTGGTGGACAAAATCAAATGGCCATCCACAGTCCAACTGAAGATGGATGGTATGCGATTCAACGCCATCGTTCGTGATGGTAAGTGCGAATTCCGCTCACGCAACGGCAAAGAAATTCAACTGCTGGGTAATCTTGAACAAGACTTCATTGATATGGCTGGAGTTGTGGACTGCGTATTCGATGGTGAACTCTTGGTCATGGAAGGTGACAAGATTTTAGATCGTCAGACTGGTAACGGTATCTTAAACAAAGCCAACAAGGGTACAATCTCCAAAGCCGATGCTGCAAAAGTTCGTGCCACTGTCTGGGACATTATCCCTTACGTATTGTTTGAGGCTGGTTACTGTGCCACTCCATACTCTCAACGTATCGATACACTGGCTAATCTGCTGGCGACTCATGAGCCTGAGAAAGTTTACTTGGTACAAAAGACCACAGTAGAAAATATCGAAGAAGCCAATGTTATCTTCGAGCGTTACCTTTCCATGGGTCAAGAAGGTATCATCCTGAAAGACTTGAGTGGTGTCTGGGAAGACAAACGTTCCAAGACCCAGATCAAATTCAAGGGCGAGTTAGAATGTGACTTGCGTATCGTTGGCATCGAAGAAGGTACTGGCAAGTATGCAGGAATGCTTGGTGCAATTCTCTGTGAGTCTGCTGATGGTGTGATTAAAGTTCGAGTTGGCTCTGGCTTCTCTGACGAACAACGCAAGAATCTCGGCGAGAATATAGTTGACAAAATCGCCGCTATCAAGTATAATACTAGAATCAAGAACAAAGCTGGAGAAGAATCTCTGTTCCTGCCTATCATTCTCGAGATTCGTGATGACAAAGAAGTTGCGGACTCCTCTAAGGACATTAAATGAAAGTTGTAATCAATAAATGCTTCGGTGGTTTCGGTTTGAGCCACGAAGCCATTCTGAAGTATGCTGCAGCAGCTGGCATTGCTATGGTTGTTGTGGATAAGAATCCAGAAAGTAAGTGGCTTCGTTATGAATACTACAAGGATAGTATCGCAGACGAAAACTTCTGGAGTGAGTATCAGATCGATCGCACTGATCCAGCTCTTGTAAAGGTTGTTGAGCAGATGGGCGAGGCGTCATGGGGTGATTGTGCTGAGTTGTCTGTAGTAGAAATTCCAGATGGTATTGAATGGCATCTGGGTGAATACGATGGTATTGAACACATCGCTGAAAATCATAGAACTTGGAGATAATAATGGATGAAATGAAAGAGTATGACGACTTCGCTAAGCGAATGGAAGAGAAGTATCCTGCCATGTTTGTTGGAGCATATGGTGGCTTTGCTATAGGTAAAGGTTGGTGGCACATCATTGAAACTCTTTGCTCCAACATCCAACACCACATTGATTGGGCTAACAGGAAAGAACAAGTTGTTGAACAAGTAGTTGTGGCTCAGATCAAAGAAAAGTTCGGTGGTCTCCGTTTCTATTACGACGGTGGTGACGAGCAAGTTAGTGGTATGGTTCGTATGGCAGAAGCATGGGCTGATCAGTCTTGTGAGACCTGCGGTGATAAAGGCGAACGTCGTAGTGGTGGTTGGATTCGTACCCTGTGTGACAAACACGAAGCTGAAAGAAAACAAAATGTCTGATAAAGTATGGGTGATGGTGGATGCGATCTCCACCTTTCGTATGCGCTATGTGATTGAAGCGCCAGCTGATCATCCAGAGTATGCGCTTGATGATGTGACACTGGAAACTGCAAAAGAGTTTTCTCAAGAGTGGCTAGGTGAACAGATTGTATCACATCGAGTTGTCTCTGAAGAAGAAGCCCTTGCAGTTTGCGATGTAGACAATTCATATTTGAAATCGTGGTCAAAAGAAGATAAGATTAGGGTTCTGTTTACTAAAGAAGGTGAGTCCCGATAATGTTTATGTTCGACGTTGAAACACTTGGTGTAGAATCTAATGCTGTAGTTCTGTCTGCAGCATTAGTGTATTTCGACCCAGAAGAAAAACCTTCTTACCAGAAGATGCTTGATGGGGCTTGCTTTGTTAAGTTCAAAGCAAAGGAACAAGGAGAGATGGGTCGTACTGTAACCTTGTCCACTCTTGAGTGGTGGAAGACTCAACACGAGTATGTTCGTAAGGTTTCACTCGAGCCATCTGGTTACGACTTGACTGCCGTAGAAGGTATGAACGTCCTTTACGAATATATGAGCAAGCACCCCACCGCACAAAAGCAAACTATGTGGGCACGTGGTTCTCTTGATCAGTTGGTGATTGATTCATTGGCTACAAAATTAGGCATGGAGCCGTTGACAGGATACGCACAGTGGCGTGACGTTCGCACTGCAGTAGATATCTTGTACGGCACATCAAATGGTTACTGTGGTGTTGATCATCCAGACTTTGAACGAGCACAAGTTATTAAACACCATCCAGTTCATGATTGCGCATACGACGCAATGATGTTAATGTACGGAAAGAACTAATGGAATTTTATACATCAGCCCACGCATTTGGAGACAAGATCCTTGTGCGTGGTTACGAGAATGGACGACCATACAAACGTAAGATCGACTTCTCCCCAACTCTCTATGTCCCAGCAAAGAAACCCTCCAAGTGGCAAACACTGGAGGGTACGTTCGTTGATGAAGTCCAGCCTGGATCCATCAGAGAGACTCGTGACTTCATCAAACGTTACGAAGGCATCGAAGGGTTTCCAGTCTATGGACAGACCAACTACGCCTATCAATATCTCAGCGACACTTACGATACCCTTGTTAACTGGGACATGGATCTATTCAAGATCTTTACCATCGACATTGAGACCAAGACTGAGTCTGGATTCCCAGATATCAAAACTGCCAATGAAGAAGTGACGTTGATCACGATTAAAGATCTATTCACTAAGCGTATCATCACATTCGGTGTTGGTGCGTTCGTTCACAATCGTGACGATCTGGTTTACATCAACTGTGCAACAGAACAACAACTCCTTAAAGAGTTTATGATTTTCTGGCAGAATAATTATCCAGATGCTGTTACAGGATGGAACACTGACTTTTTCGACGTGCCTTATTTGGTTCGTCGTATCACTCGAGAACTTGGTGACTCTTTCGCTAACAAGATCAGCCCATGGGGTTATGTTAACGAGCGTAAGACTTTCATCAAAGGTAATGAAGAGATTCACTACGACATCGTAGGTATTGCTCAGCTAGACTACCTAGAACTGTACAAGAAGTATACTTACCAAAAGCAAGAGTCTTATCGTCTTGATTACATTGCTGAACAAGAACTCGGCGACCGAAAGAAAGAAAATCCAGGCGATTCATTCAAAGACTTCTACACAAACCATTGGCAACAATTCGTTGAATATAACATTCATGACGTAGAGTTGGTTGACCGAATGGACGACAAGATGCGTCTGCTTGAACTGCATCTAACGATGGCGTATCAAGCCAAGATCAATATGGAAGACGTTTACTCGCAGGTTCGTATGTGGGACTCTATCATCTATAACCATCTTCGTGCCAAGGGTATCGTGATTCCAGCGAAGGCGTTCTCTGGTAAAGATGCGCAGTTCGAAGGTGCGTTCGTCAAGGATCCGCTGATTGGTCTTCACAAGTGGGTTGCTTCATTTGACTTGAACTCACTGTACCCTCACTTGATTATGCAATACAACATCTCACCAGAGACTTTGACTTCAGAGAAACTCCCAGTGTCTGTTGATAAGCTGCTCACCAAAGAAGCCGATACTAGCTACGCACACAAGCGAGATCTAACTGTAACTGCCAACGGCTGGTGCTATCGTAAAGACATCAAAGGCTTCATGCCCGAGTTGATGGAGAAGATGTACAAAGATCGTTCCAAGTTTAAGAAGCAGATGCTTGGAGTTGAACAAGAGTATCAGAACGACAAGACAAAGGTTCATCTCCTGAAAGAGATTAGCCGACTGAACAACTTGCAGATGGCAATGAAGATTGCCCTAAACTCTGCTTACGGTGCGATGGGTAATCAGTATTTCCGATACTTCGATATCCGTATGGCTGAAGGTATTACCACATCTGGTCAGTTGTCCATTCGTTGGATGGCTAACAAGATCAATGCTTACATGAACAAGGTCATGAAGACCGAAGGTAAAGATTACATCGTTGCCATCGACACTGACTCAATCTACCTGACTCTCGAGAATCTGGTTGAACATACTTGCTCTGGTAAGACTACCGAACAAAAGATCAAGTACATGGACAAAGTCTGTGAAGAGATTTTCCAACCGTTCATTGATACTGGTTATCAGGAATTGGCTCAGTACATGAATGCATATTCTCAGAAGATGGTTATGAAGCGAGAAGTTCTTGCCGACAAAGCTATCTGGACTGCGAAGAAGCGATACATTATGAACGTCCATAACTCCGAAGGTGTGCAGTTTGCTAAGCCGAAGGTTAAGGTCATGGGTCTTGAGATGGTTAAGTCTTCAACCCCAGCCGTCATTCGTGATAAGCTGAAAGACTCTATTGATGTTATCCTACTGGGTGATGAGAAAGAACTGCATAAGTATGTGACTGAGTTCAAGAAAGAATTCGATCAGATGCCTCTGGCTGATGTAGCATTCCCTCGTGGTGTTAACGGTATGAAACAGTACGCTGGTTCTCCGATCTATTCTAAGGGTACTCCAATTCATGTTCGTGGTGCCCTGCTTTACAATCACTACATCAAGAAGCATGGTATCGATAAGAAGTACGCTGCGATTCGAGATGGTGATAAGATTAAGTTTGTGTATGTTCGTACACCCAACCCACTACAGGAAGACGTGATTGCGTTTAGCCAAGAACTACCAAAGGAGTTTGGATTGCATACATATATTGACTATGACAAACAATTTGAAAAGGTATTCTTGGATGCGCTACAAATTGTAATACAGCCATTGGGTTGGAAGACGCAAGAACAAAGTTCACTAGAGGACTTTTTCGGGTGATGTCTTGCAGTTATTGAAGTGCCATCTAAGCATTGCGTTTAGTTTACCTTCTTTACTGCAATGTGGACATTTTGTTATAACTTGCCCTTCTTTTAGGCTTAACTCTGTTATTAGAGGAGAATCTTCTGGAAGATAATAAGACTTTTTGCCGTCGTTATAATGTTTATGTTTTACTTTGTAACGATCTTTCATAGACTGTTTATGGGACTCGCTTTTAGGTTTTCTAAAATTAGTTTTCTTAGACTCTGGTAGTTTATATCCACCTTTGTTTTTGAACTTGTAGTCTCCATTTTGACAGTTTAGCCAGACCTCTGACTTAGCAGCATTAAGTTTAGATAAGACTTTAGTCTCCCATCTAACCGCTTCTTCTGCAGTTAAGAATGTCCTTCTTACCTGAGTTTGGAAGTTTTCTACTCCATATTTTTCGATTAGAGTATGAACTCTTTTAGATGATGTGAAGTATGAGTTCCAGAGTTGGTCTGGGTGGCAGTTTGATGAGTACCGAACACCATAGTAAACTTGGTTAGTTGGGATACACTTAATAAGGTAGGTAAATGGTTTCATATAAGTATATAGGAATTTAACCTTTTTGGATTACTATGAAGAACATTCGCATTATTAAAACAGGACTCAACGTGTTAAAGATTTTGGCACAGTTAGAGAAGCATCCAGAGGACTGGGGAGTTCAAACGAGAATGGATGGAGCTAAGTCCATGCTCACTTACGGATTCCCAGTTGTCCAAGCTGGTGTGCTGCAACTTGTAATGGGTGGTATAGAAAAGGTTGGAGACTACGTTGGAGATACAGAGATTTGTATTCCAACTACAGCTATCACACACCACACTGAAGTTATCGGCTTTGTCAAACGACACTTTAAGAAAGTCAGTCGTTGCGGTTTTCTTTCACTCCCAGTTGGTGGTGAAGTGGGACAGCATATTGACATTGGACAATACTACCAAACCAGAGATCGCTATCATCTGTCCATCCAAGGCAGATACATATACACAGTAGGCGATGAATCTGTTACGGTAGAACCTGGAACCTTGCTATGGTTCAATAATAAATTACCCCATGGAACTAAGAATATTGGTGATGAGGTAAGAGTTACATTTGTGTTTGATGTTCCCCAGAAATAATTGCTTTGCATGTGGGGATAGTGTATAATATATTTTTAGGAGATGAATATGAAAGTTTTTAAATTTTACGCTGAGTGGTGTGGTCCATGTAAAGGATTGTCCATGGTAGTTAAAGGTGCTGGTGATAAAGTCACAGTTCCAATCGAAGATGTGAATATTGATGAGAACATTATGCTCACTCAACAGTTCAAAGTTCGTTCTGTTCCAACTATGATTTTAGTTGATGCTCAAGAGAATGAAGTCAAACGTCACGTGGGTTTGATGAATGAAGAAGCTCTATTAGAGTGGTTGAAGTAATGCAAAACCCATTGAGGAATGTTATGAATAGTGTAAAGATGAATCGTTATGAGTTGCTGACGATCGTTAAACAAAACGCAACAAAGCATGTGGCTGATTATGATGAAGCTGTAGCAGATTATAAAGTTGGTGTGTTGAAGGTTGCCAAAGCTAATTTGAAGATCGCTAACACATCAGATCTGGAGAAGTTTACTTTCCATAAGATGCCACCAGCACCAGTAAATTATGCCGACAACTACAACCGAGCAATTCGTATGTTGGAATTGTCTGTGGAAGAAATCATCGAAGTCGAAGAACATATCTTTAATCAGTTGGTACTCGATGAGTGGGGTTGGAAACAACAATTCGTGGCGCAGGCTAGCCTGTATAAATCTCTGTAAGGATAACAATGAGCATTCTAGATAAAATCAAGAAGAACACTACCATCAAGGACTCTGCTGTCCTTAATGTATCTAAGTTCTTCACCAAGAAGGATATGATTCCTACTTCTATCCCAATCATCAACGTTGCCTTGTCTGGTCGTCTTGATGGCGGTCTCACTCCAGGTCTTACAATGTGGGCTGGTCCATCGAAACACTTTAAGACTGCATTCAGTTTGCTGATGGCTAAGTCTTACCTTGACAAATACCCAGACGCTGCCTTGTTGTTCTATGACTCTGAATTCGGTACTCCACAGTCTTACTTTGATTCCTTTGGTATTGATACTAATCGTGTTCTGCATACACCTATCACTGACGTAGAACAACTGAAGTTCGACATCATGCAACAGCTTCAGAACGTAGATCGTGGAGATCGTCTGATGATTGTTATTGACTCAATTGGTAACTTGGCTTCTAAGAAAGAAGTTGATGATGCCTTGGATGGTAAGTCTGTTGCCGATATGTCTCGTGCCAAGCAGATGAAGTCTCTGTTCCGTATGGTCACACCTCACTTGTCTATCAAAGACATCCCTATGGTTGTAGTGAACCATACATATAAAGAGATCGGTTTGTATCCGAAAGATATCGTTGGTGGTGGTACTGGTTCATACTACTCTGCCGACAACATCTTTATTCTCGGTCGTCAGCAAGAAAAAGAAGGTACTGAAGTAATCGGTTACAACTTCATTATCAACGTGGAAAAATCTCGTTATGTTAAAGAAAAATCTAAGATCCCTGTCAGTGTATCTTTCGATGGTGGTATTAGCAAGTGGTCTGGTCTACTTGATGTTGCACTCGAATCAGGACACGTTATCAAGCCTAGCAATGGTTGGTATTCGCAAGTAAACCAAGAGACTGGTGTTGTTGAAGACAAGAAGTATCGTCTCAAGGATACTGATACCAAAGAGTTCTGGATGCCACTGTTGACTCAGAAGTCGTTCTATGATTACATCAAGAACAAATACTCTATGGGTCAGTCTGATATGATTCAGTCTGATGCATTGGACAAGACTCTAGAGGAATTAGAATTCGATGAGT